GCTGATGACCGAAAGTCTTGGCTTCTTGAAAATACCGCAAAGGAAGCAACAGAGCTTGAGGTATCCTATGGAAAGATCAAACAGCTGGCTATTTCAGATTTTGTTCACAAAGATCTTGTGAACTTTAGTCTTGCTGATCTTAAAAGATCCATTGCACATGTCTGCGACGGTCTGAAACCATCCCAAAGGAAGGTTATGTATTCGTGTTTCCAGAAGAATTTGACTGCCGAGATGAAGGTTGCACAACTGGCTGCTTTTGTGGCTGAGAAGTCTGCCTATCACCACGGTGAGGTATCCCTGGCCGAGACGATCGTGAAGCTGGCAAATGACTATACGGGCAGTAACAACATCAATCTCCTTGAACCTTGTGGACAATTTGGCACGAGGCTCATGGGTGGTAAGGATGCGTCTCAGACGAGGTACATTTTCACGAGACTGACACCAGAGGCGAGGAACATCTTTGATCCCCGGGATGATCCAATTCTCACCTATTTGGATGATGATGGTCGTTCCATCGAACCTGACTTCTACATGCCCACGCTTCCTATGGTCCTCGTAAATGGTACAGAAGGCATTGGGACGGGTTTCAGCTGCTATGTACCTCCATTTAACCCAAAAGACATTCGTGAGAACATTCTCAACTTCCTAGATGGTAAGCCTATCAAACGAATGAAGCCGTGGTTTAAGGGTTTCAAGGGAACGGTATTCGAACAAGATGATTCGTGGATGACCCAAGGTGTATGGAGTACTATTGGAAGGACGGTTAAGGTAACCGAACTCCCACCGGGACGCTGGACACAGGATTACAAAGAATATTTGGATTCTCTCGTTGAAAAGAAAATCATTAGTGGATTCACAAACAACAGTACAACCGAGAATGTAGATTTCCTCATTCAAGATTACAATGGTAAGGATGTCATAAAGGATCTCAAACTTCAAAAGACTTTCCGAACCTCAAACATGCATTTGTTCCATCCAACTCGAGGTATCCACAAGTATGAGACACCCGAGGAGATTCTAATGGACTTTATTACCCTTCGCCGTGAATACTACAACAAGAGGAAGGAGTACCTAATCAAAGTTCTAGAGGCAAAGTCTACGATGTGTGATTACAAGTCTCGTTTTGTATCTATGGTCATTAACGGTGAAATCATCGTGTTCCGTCGCAAAAAGCAGGAACTTGAGAATCAGCTATCCACCTTGTTCCCACAAATCAATGGATCTTGGGACTACCTCCTAAACATTAAGACGGTTCAATACACTGAGGAGAGTGTCAGAGAGCTTCTGGCACAATCTAAGCAGGCAAAGAAGGAACTTGAGATTATGAAGTCTACTTCTCCTATGACAATGTGGAAAGATGATATTAAAAATTTGTAGACATTAGTTAAGTATGGGTGAAGCCGCAAAAATTTCACTTAAAGCTATTGGAAAGCAAGACACGTACTTACTTTGCAAAGATCCAGCGGAGTCGTTCTTCAACCCCAATACTACGAGACGGCATTCCGACTTCCGGAAATATCACAGGAGTAAGAATGTACTCAATCCGGGACAGATCCCCAATTGGCCTTTTGGACAAACTATAAAGGTTCAACTAAATCCTCAAAATATGGGTGACTTGCTTAGCAACATGTGGTTGAGTATAAAAATGCCCCGAGTCACAAATGGGAACTATGCTGATCAGTTGGGTAGGCATATTCTCAAAAGTGTGACGATGTTTGTAGATGATACAGAGTTGGAAAAAATTGAAAGTGATTGGGGAATCATCTATGACGAGCTTTATTTAGAAATGTCTGAAAAGGTAGCAAATAGATTTCTTGTAAACAGAAGTATTGGTTTTGATGATTCTACTACAACAGATTCTGTATCTAGACTTGAAACCGACCTAATGATACCTATGCAGTTCTTCTTCGCTCGTAAATATGCGAGTGATGAATACACTACAAATAAACCAAATAGACCTTACTTTCCCACATGCGCCGTTCATAAACAAAAGATTGAGTTTGTTCTAGAGTTTCACAAACAATCATTCTTTACAGATACACTAGACTCCCTCAGTCTTGATGAATTTAAGCTTATTACGGAAGAGATTACAGTGAACCCCGAGGAGAGAAAGTATCTCAGTCATCAAAGACAGGTTATGGTCACAGATCTAGTGCGTAAACACCCAACTACTGTAAGTGAACTTGGGAAGAACATTATTCGCACAAACTTAGTTCCAAACATTCCTGTAAAATGTTTTCATTGGTTTTTGAGAAATACCAAATTTGAAAATGTGGATGAAAGTGTGGCCCTCGAACCTAAACAGATAGGAGCTAATATCATAGGTACCAATGCAAATGATGATTCTGGGTATTCAGTAGCCCTGTCACCCGATGGTACTACTATAGCCATAGGTGAGCCTAAATACGAGTTACAAGTTGATACTACACCCGAAGATGGTGTAATAGATAACCCCAATGATAATAAGGGTCGCGTTAGAGTATTTAAACTAGTATCGGGAACGTGGACTCAATTGGGAGCTGATCTTATTGGTGCTGGCATTAACGATCTGTTTGGAAGCTCGGTTTCTTTATCTACAACAGGAACAGCGTTAGCAGTTGGTGCACCTGGTCATGATTCAAATAAAGGACATGTTCGTGTATATCAATACAACGCCGGATCTTGGACTCAATTAGGAACCGATTTAGACGGTGGAACTACCGGAGAAAAGTTTGGAACATCAGTTTCTTTATCCGGAAATGGAACTCGTGTAGCTGTAGGTGCACCAGAATTTAGTGAAGTTGGTTTTACTAACAGAGGTCGAGTTCAGGTATGGACTTATAGCATTGGTCCGGGTTGGCAACAAACGGGATCAAATGTAGATGGTGTAGGAGGTGGAGATAAATTTGGTTCCGCAGTATCAATCTCAGATCCATTTACTAGTGGTGGTAATGACACTGTGATAGCTGTGGGTGCACCGGGACATCAATCTAGTAGAGGTCATGTTAGGGCATTTGTTTACAACAGTAGTGCGTGGGTACAGAGAGGTGTTGATTTGGATGGTACGGCTGTAGGAGATGAATTTGGAACCTCTGTTGACCTGTCCAGAAACGGTCTTTATCTTATCGCTGGAGCTCCCAAAAATGACACGGGAGGTACTAACGCTGGGCACGCACGAGTATTCTTTTATAGCACGAGTGGTAGTGCGTGGGCTCAAATTGGACCTAATATTAATGGAATAACTCCAAATGAACAGTCAGGTACCTCAGTATCCATTTCTAATACTGGTACACGTGTAGCTGTAGGTACACCCACTTCAAATCGCTCAAGGGCTTACAACTACTCACAGGTATCCGGTGTACCCGCATGGGATAGATTACAGCGTGATATGGGTGGAATTGGAAGTGGTGGCTCCATGTCTATGTCGGATGAGGGATTGAGAATGGTTGTTGGATCACCCACATTCAATAACAACATAGGACAGACGCAAGTATTTGATCTTCCCACGAATGATGAAGAACTTTATTTCTGTCAAAATCGTTTCAACTTCTCATCTAATGTCAGTTTTGATGATCAGTTAACCTTCTTCAATCCAATCATGAAGGATGCAAGCTTTTACATAAATGGAACAAGACTACCAAATGTTACAAACACTAATCATAACTATTACAAATATCTCATCCCATACAGAATGAGGTTAGCGAGGCCTTTTAGGAATATCTACACATACAGTTTCTCGATGAATCCGATTAATGTGGAGCCATCGGGGAACCTGGATTTTAGTCAGATTCAGTCCGATAAAACAAACATAGAAGTAAACTTGGATACTACCAAGGTTAACACTGCTTCAAATACGTATGCTCTCCACATGTATTACACGGGATATCAGACGTTTATTTTTGAAGAGGGTCGCATACAACCTGTTGCTTACTAAATAAGGAGCTTCGGTGATCCTTGATGTAGTCATAAATCTTATTTTTTATAACCCATTTGATGAAGTTCAATTGTGCCAAGGTCGTATGAATTTCATGAGATGTACCGGGAACTGTGTAAGGAAACTTCTCAGATCTACAAAATGGATCAAAGAGTTTCTTAGAGTACCCATCCAAACTGGATTTGTACGCGTAGTGTACAGTAAAGATCTTACCATCACTCGTCTTGTATGATGTATGGTTCTTCTTAGCGTAATTCGTAATGAACCACTCAAGATTTCTCAGTGAAATACCACCTGTTTTGTCTAGTATATTCAGTAACTTGGATCGGTTGTCTTCTTCGCTGTAAAAGTTGTTTATTGATGTTAGCAGAATATCGGATTTACTCATTACATAACATAGAGTCCAAATCTATAAGCCTATTCCTTGAAAAAGATTTTTCACATGCTGGACACCCAGCCACATTTCTAAGTCCTGGTCCATGGGTGTGACCATTAAATGACTCATGGAATCTCTGTTTAACCTTTTCACCCTGTTTTTGGTGTTTACCACAATATCCATTCTCACCAGCCTTGAAAGTACACCTAGTACCATCAGGTTTTGTACCCATACATGTAGCCGTAGCGGATACCTTAGGAACGTCCTTCAAAAGCTGTAGCAAAGGGATCTGGTATTTTTTTGAAATCGTTTCCGCGAATGATGTTATGGTGAGGTCTAATCGTAGTTTGATTTCCTCCTCTAGTATATCGTTAATCTTTTCATTGAAACTCATCACTTACCTACCTCTTGCTCGTATTTTTTAAATATGTCTTCAACACTTTCTTCTCGTTGGACACGAGCATTTTTAATCCTATCTTTTAGTTCCGCGTTTTTGCCTTCAAAATCAAGACCGAGACGCTTACATTCCTCTATGAGATCAGACTTTTTCATCGTACTGAGGGCAGGTTCACGTTTCTTTGGGGATGGCTTGCACTGATTGATAAGCTCACCAAAGATCTCTTCCTTCGTATTCTCGAAGAGTGGATCAAGTAGATCACACACAGGATTTAAAAATTTGTTAATGAAGTAATATTTATAGTCAACGGGTATATTGTTCTCCTCCACATATTTGGGATCTTCTGACTTCTCAAAAGCCTTCGCCTTTGGATCGCCAGTGTTCACAAGTAGATACGGTACACGATCACCAGATTGTGGCTCGGATCCAGGTTTTCGCTGTTTCATCTTATTCACCACCTGCACATGCGCTTGATTAATGTTCCAACTTTCAGGACTCGTGATGGATACAGACTGTCCACCAACTTTGTAGCTGTCCGCGAGAGACTGACTTAGGATAAGTTTATCATTTGGAACATCACCAGAGAGTAGCTCAACCGCTCGTTCTTTAGCGAGTTCTTTGGGTGGACCAGTATCACTGGAAGTCAGTACAACATCAAGGAGTTCCTTACAAACCTCCCTAACATGGGGGGTGTTGTCGCGGCGAACAACTTGGAGACCCTTAATATCAATATAGTCCATGTTCATATTACCATCCCTACCCTTTGTCCACAACTTGGCTGCGTATCTTTTTTTGGAGTACAGAAAATACGGCCAATACACCTTCTCAAGCTCCAAGTTATTCGGCTTTTTGAAAAGGGCGCTACATTCCTCTGCGGCGCGTTCACCAAGTTCCCAACTGTACTCAATAGCTTCCTCACCCTTGCGATCACCCACATCAAATTCTACCATAACAGAATCGGTGTCACCATATCGCACCTTTGAACCAGGAAAGTTCTTCTCTACGTAATTCTTAGTCTCTTCAATCATAGCTCGTCCACGGAAAGTTGTCGTAGAAGCGATGGGCACACACGGAAGGATGCCTTTACCCGCGCCGGTAAAACCATAGACAGAGTTCATAGATACTTTAAATGCCAGCTGTTTACCGTTATATACTTCCTTCATAAAACCTGTGGCTGCTGCCATATCCTTCTTCGCCTTTTTGCGAAACTGCTTAAGCTCTAGAAGGATCGCTGGTAAAAGGCTTGGAACCCCTTGTGCAAACTTGTAAGTCTTTTGACCAATCTTAAATGTTTCGTATTCAACACCGGGTATGTTACCGTAGTCCTTCTCATTCATTACATACGAGGAATAACAGAGATTGTGGGCCATCATGATCGATGGATACAGGGCTTCAAAGTCTAGCGCAGTGATAGGAGTATAATACGCACCTTTTTGAGCTTCCAAAACTGTCGCACCTTCATAAGGCTCTTCAGGAAGCTGTCCCCAGCGAATCGTAGGCACCATAAATCCCATTTCCCTCGCCTTCTTTGTAAGCTGAGA